CATAACCCCTCGAACAAGAACAAGAACAAGAACAAGAACAAGAAGTAATTATTATTAGATTTTTTTTCTTCTTTTTTAGCTCTCTTTCTAGTGTGCGTTAGCTTTGGTTTACTTGCAACTTTCTTGGGGTCTATTTCCCAACAAGCCGACTTACGAGGCCACCATAGGACAAGAGCACCCGATCAAAGACTTTACGCGACAAGAGATCTTTTGTGATCACTTTCTTCATTGCTAACGGTGACAAACGATAACGTAACAGTTAGCAGCCGTGTCCTCGTCGTTCCGTTGTTTCTTTTTGCTTATTTGAAAACTAATCGATACAACGAAAAAACCGTGAGATAGAAAGTCGGGGTTAGTTATGGCAACAAAAAAGAAAACAAGTTCGCGCAAAAAGAGGCCACCACGCCCCATCTTAGGTCGACCAACTATTCTCACACCTGAGATCCAAAAGCGGATCGTCGATGCCATCAAAGCCGGTGCCTACGTCGAGACGGCGGCGGCTTATGCTGGCGTTGGCAAATCTACTTTTTTTAGTTGGATGACAAAAGGCAGGAAAGGTGACAAACAAGTTTACAAAGACTTCGTGGATGCAGTAGAAAGGGCGATGGCGGCTGCCGAGATGCGAGACGTGGTGACGATAACGAGGGCAGCGGAGTCCCAATGGCAAGCTGCAGCTTGGAGGCTAGAAAGAAAGTTCCCTTCCCGATGGGGACGGAGACAACACCTTGCCATCACTGGCGAGGACGGTGGCCCCGTTGAGGTCGAGATATCAAGCTGGGCCGACTTGGTAACGCGCGCATCGTGCACCACGAACGACGAGGACACCGACGGCACCGATGATGAAGATTAAGATCGAAGACATGCACGCGGTCAAACGTCGAGGACAAGTCGATCCGGTTTGGTGGATCGAGAATGTCCTCGGTGATACGCTATGGGAAACACAAAAACAGATCATCGAATCCGTCGCATTAAACCGCGAGACATCGGTCAAGTCGTGTCATGCTGCCGGAAAATCTTTCATTGCGTCGCGGGTGGCGCTTTGGTTTCTTTATAACTTCTCCCCGTCGATCGTCATCACAACCGCACCGACGGACAGACAAGTTCGTGGGATACTTTGGAAAGAGATCACCTCGGCACACTCGCGATCAAAAGTTCCCCTCGGTGGTGACGTGATGACGAAACAAATCAAGGTCGCTTCGGATTGGTTCGCGTGGGGATTTACCGCACCCGATTACGACCCTGATCGCTTCCAAGGTTTTCATTCGCAAAATACGCTGGTCGTAGTTGACGAGGCTGCGGGCGTTTCAGCTAAGATCTACGAGGCCATAGCATCGATCCTTTCTGGCGAGAACTCAAAGCTATTAAGCATCGGTAACCCCACCGACGAGCACGGTGACTTCGGCAAAAGTTTTAAGCGCGCACCGACGGGGAAGTTTACGATATCAGCTTTCGATACTCCGAACCTTTCTGCGTTTGGAATCACCGAGGACGACTTTACCGAGGACACGTGGCAAGACAAGATCGATGCACCGTTGCCTCGTCCCTATCTCATCACGCCACACTTTGTCCATGATGCGTTTTCGAAGTGGGGATCTTCTTCGCCGTTTTGGTCGATCCGAATCCTTGCGCAGTTCCCCTCCTCGTCAAGTGATGCTTTGATATCTTGGCATCTTATCGAGCGCGCACAACGCGAGCAACACGTCGAGGGTGTGATCACCCTCGGTGTCGATGTTGCGCGCTTCGGATCTGATGAAACGATTATCGCTGCGAAGTCGGGGAATCGTGCCGTTGTCCTCGACGCTTGGCAAGGGCTCGACACCATGCAAACTACGGGACGGATCAAGCGTGTTGTTGACCGCGTGAATCCCATCGCAACGAACGTCGACGTGATCGGCGTTGGGAGTGGCGTCGTCGATCGGCTCTTAGAGATCGGCGTGCACGTTAACGGGATCAACGTCGGCGAGGGTGCGGTCGAGTCAAACAAATTCGCGAACAAACGAGCCGAGATTTTTTGGAATTTGCGAGAGGCTTTCGAGGCTGGCGAAGTGTCCCTCGATCAAAACGACGAGGAGACGGCGAACCAACTTGGCGGTTTGCGATACAAGGTGACGAGCAAAGGCAAGATCCAAATTGAATCCAAAGACGAAATGCGACGTCGTGGTATGTCGTCACCCGATCGCGCAGACGCCATCGCACTCGCTTTTAACTTATCGCACCGTCGAGAAATCCCAGAACTAGATTGGTCCTCCTCGTCGATGCAACGACCTAGCCCATGGAGCCTATGAAAATGAAAGACAAAAAAGAGCACGTTGACCTCGACATCATAGGGCAAACCGGCTTGCTTAGATCCGACGGTATGATTTACGAGGAGTGGTTACCCCAACTATCTGGCACGCGTGCGATGAAAGTTTACCGAGAGATGAGAGACAACGATGCCGTGATCGGATCGATTATGCTCGCAGTCGAATCACTTATTCGCGAGGTCACGTGGCGTGTCGTGCCCTCGTCGCAATCGGAATCGGCAAGGCAAGCTGCACTTTTTCTCGAACAATGTTTGATGGACATGTCGCACACGTTTGATGATTTCATCGACGAGGTTTTGTCCATGCTCCCGTATGGGTTTGCTTTGTTCGAGGTCGTCTACAAGAAACGAGGAGGTGACAGCTGCAGCCCCAAATTCAAATCGCGTTATGATGACGGTCGCGTAGGGTGGCGAAAGTTTTCTATACGAGGACAACAAACGATTTGGTCTTGGGTCTTCGATGATGACGGCGGGATTCGAGGAGCGATACAACAAGCACCACCGAATTATAGGCAAGTTTTTCTGCCGATCGAAAAGTGTCTTTTGTTTAGAACGACAACGATCAAAAATAATCCCGAGGGTAGATCGATGTTGCGCAACGCATATCGATCCTATTATTTTCTAAAGCGCATCCAAGAGATCGAGGCCATCGGCATCGAAAGAGATCTCGCGGGTCTTCCCGTCCTCGAAGTACCCGAAGAAATCATGAGCAAGAACGCGAACTCAACACAAAAGGTTTTACGTGGTGACTTGGAAAAACTTGTTTCACAGATACGACGTGACGAGCGAGAAGGAGTCGTTATGCCCTCGTCGGTTAGTCGCGATGGATCACCGACGGGCTACAAACTTTCGTTGTTGTCCTCGGGGGGCAAGCGTCAACTCGATTCAAATGAAATCATCAAGCGTTATGAATCACGGATCGCGATGACGGTTCTTGCTGAATTTGTTTTGCTCGGTATGGATACGGTCGGCAGCTTTGCATTAGCCTCGTCGAAGACGCACTTGTTCTCGAAGGCCGTCAAGGGTATCCTCGATGACATTCAAGAAACGCTCAACCGATTTGCCGTGTCCTCGTTGTTCAAAGCCAACCCGGAGTTCACCGAGGAAGATTGGCCACGCCTAGAGGCTGGCGACGTGGAAACACCACAACTTGACGAGGTGGCGAACTACGTTCAAAAGTTAACCATGAGCGGATTGCTCACACCCGATCGCGCGTTAGAAGAAAAGTTGCGCGCCATCGCCGATCTACCAGAATTGCCAAACGACAACATCGACCTAAACACGGCGGACGTCGAGGCTGTGGACGAAGAAAGTTGAAATCATCATGCGCTTAATCTGCCATCACATCGAAAAAGAAAAGATCCCAAAAGAAGTTAGGGAACACGACGATTACATAAACGAAAATCACGAAGAGTTTTTCATCCCATTTAACTTGATAAACGATACGGTGAAAGAAGTTTACACGGTCAAGGTTATTCAAAAAGCGATCGTCGATAAAGATCCAAACTACCTGCAAAATTATGCCGTCGGTGTCCTCGGAGGAAAGGAGATCCGCGCAGGCGTGAAAGTTAATTGGGATGCAACAAATTACAATCTGATCACAAAGGCCGAAAAGATAGACTACGACATGGCCGAAGAAGTTCTCCTCGACATCTACCATCAGACCGGGGAGACGATTGGAAAAAAAGAGATCGGCGCACTCAAGATCGGAACGTCATTCAGACTAGAAAATCCCGCCGTCTTAGGGTTGATCAAAACGAGGACAGGAGATTTGATCACTGATATGGATTCAACCACAAGACGAACGCTCGTTCAGTTCGTTAAGAACACCATTCATCGAGGCTACGGGGCAGGGCTAAGCCCTAAAATTCTAGCAAAGCAAATTCAAAATAAAGTCGGGATCCATCCATCGTTCATGCGATGGTTTACAAACCATTCTGCACGATTGCAAGCCGACGGCCTAGTAGGAAACGCACTCCACGTCGCTGAACAAAAGTATGCAAACTTTTTGATCTCCTATCGCGCGAAAATGATCGCACGCACAGAGATGGCATTTGCGATGCAACGAGGACAAGAGGCGGCATGGGACAAGGCGATCAAATCTGGCCTCATAGAAAAAACCGCTAAAAAAGTATGGCTCGCAGTTCTCGACAAGAGAACATCTGACATTTGTCGAGAGCTAAGCTACCACCAACCGATCAATGTAACTGAAGATTTCACATACGGTGCTGCCGGTGGCGGCAGTACTTCTATGGCACCCGCCCACCCTAACTGTCGAAGCGTCGCTAAACTTGTTCGATGACGCAAAATTAACGAGGACAAAAATGACCGATAAACTTGAGATGACAAAAATCACAGCGATGGATCTACCCATCGCCGATGTTAATGTTCCATGGGATGGCGACGGTGCGAGACAACGAATGAAGGAATGGTCAACCACCGACGAGGAGACGGATTGGGAAAAATACGCGAAAGGTTTTTTCTGGTACAACCTAGACGACCCCGAAAAGCTAGCCTCCTACAAGCTACCATTTGCCGACGTGATAGACGACAAGTTGATCGCAATCCCCCATGGGATATTTGCAAGCGCGGCAGCGATGCAAGGCGCGCGAGGTGGCGTTGATTTGCCGTCCGACGATCGCGAAAAAGTTTTAGAAAAAATAAACGCATATTACAAGCGAATGGATCGCGAGACACCCTTCGAGAAATCCGACGAGGCTATGATTCCTGTTATCAAAGAATTGATGAGGACCGAGGACGGGTTCGTGATGTCGGAAGGAAAAAATACCGCGCGAGTTCTTTTTGTTAGTGCGTCACCCTCGGTGTCCGAGGTCATAAGAGGCAAGCCACTTGTGGGACCTACCGGAAGAGTCTTCAACGATTCATACTTAAAAGAGATCGGTTTACTGCGAAAAGATGTGAGAATCACCCATGCCGTCCCCTTTCATTTAGTCGAAGATGACGGCAAAGATCGAAGCCCGAATTTGAGTGAGTTTGAAGTGTGGAAATCATGGATCAAAAAACAGACGAAACAACATGAAATCGTCGTGACGCTTGGGCGTATTGCAAAAACTTTGCTCGGTGATGATGCTGATTTTGCGTTACCGCACCCTCGGGCGTTGCTTCTTTTTGGCAATAGTGGCGAAGTGAAACGCAAAACCAGATCAATAAAACGTGCACTTGAACGCAAAAGAATTGCAAAGTCAGTCCGAATGGATATAGTCAAGCGAGATAATGAGAAACAAGTTGTGTTGGGAATCGTCCTTGAACCTGAAACCACCGATCTACAAGGTGACGTTGTAGGGACCGACGAGATAGAAAAAGCGGCACACAATTTCTTGATGTCTTCGCGCGTCGTCGGTGATAATCATAACCGCGTTGCAAAAGCATCTGTG